CCATTGGTACACCTAAATCAGTACACATGGAGTCTGCTCGTTTCGTTTACAGTTTGAACTGAGTTAGTTTAAACTAATTCGTGTTTTTAAAATAGTTAAAAAATATTAGTTAAAACTATTGACAATTTAAAGGTACAATGCTATAATATAATTACAGTAAAGGAAAGAGTATCAAGAAAGGAGAAACAATATGAATCAATTAACAGACCAGGAGTTAAAAACATTAAGAGAAGCAGAGGACATTCTATTTAATCATATCGAATACGGTATGAACAACGTTTTTGATAACGCTTTTTGTGAATTGCATAAAGCTATTAACGCTTATAAGGAGCATAAAGTATTGTCAAAATCATTATATCGAAAAGCTAAAGAGGTGTTGAAATAATGGCTGAATGGATAACTCACGCACAAGTCCGCAGGCGTTTTCAAGACCACTTTTGCGAGTCACTTTACGATCACTCTGAATTAGTAACAGCAAAAACCGTGGAAGAATACGAGCATATGAAAGACATAATGAGAGAGGAAAACGGCACAGCCTTGTCATTGTGTAACACAACCTACATAACCAACTTACATTATGCATTCATTTACAAGTTAAAAGAAAGCACATATGACAACGGTAAATACTATATAGCGTATATAACCAAAGACCAGCGCATAGATGTACCAATCAGTAAATCATTAATAAAGGAGTATTATTCATGGGTATTAGAAAAATTAAAAGAATCATAAAAAGTGTAATAGAGGGAATTATTGCAATTTTAGCATTAACAGCTTTTTTCCTTGCTACATTTTACTGGGTTGCCGTTATTGTGAATTTCTTTGTTCCAATGGCATAAAATTAGTAATAGCATTTATTGTTACATAAGTAGAAAGTGGTGTTTTAATGACATGAAAAATGTAGAAAAATATTCGAATGAGCTTATAAGCATTTATTCTAGTGGTTATAAAGTAGCAATTAATAAGCACACACACAAGCCAGTAAAATGTTGTATTGGGTGTATTACATGCGCTGAATGCTTATTAAATGTTGACACTTGTGATATATCTAAATTTGTAAAATGGTTGGGCGAAACTTATATTTCGATTGATAAAATTAAAAAAGGAGAATAAAATTATGAAAAATAAAGAAAAATTTAAAAATGAAATTGTAGATATAATTTGTAATGGTGATAGTATTGCCGTGGATAAGGAAACACACGTTCCTGTGGCTTGTACTAACATTGAATGTGATAACTGTTTATTTTATAACATTAAAGAATATTGTATTGATGCGCTAGTTGAATGGGCGAATCAAGAATATAAATGACCTATTGCAATATCACAAAATGACATTACATTTCTCAGTTATATTTCTAACAAATTTAAATATATAGCTAGAGATAAATGCGATAATTTATATGCATATGATATTGAACCGAAAAATTAAAAGTAGTAAAAAAATATTAAAACTACTTGACATTTCAATCGTAATCTGATATACTTAATAATGTAAGGAAGATATTAATTATCAAACTTGCAGATACCACACCATATAGGGCGGTGTACACAGCACCGTCCACTCACAAAAATAACAGATATTCCGACACCCATGTAGGCGAAAAAATCGGTGGCAATGTGTAAAGGTTCGATTCCTTTTATCTGATTTGGCTTCATAAGAAGTCATTCATTTAGCAGTCTAGCAAGCACAAGTAAAAAAGAAAAGAGGTGAAAGTAAAAATGGCAAGAGCAAGAAAAGTAACAAGAACAATCTCTTCAACTAAAGTAATTGTTATGTGTGTAGACACAGAGACAGCTAAGGTTAACAACTACGAGGTAACAATCGCAGGCACTTACACAGATGATAAGAAGCTGATGAAAGCAGTCACTAAAGTAGTAGAGACAGAAACACTTAAACCAGTATCAGTTGTTTCAACAGAAGTGATTGAGACACTGTACGGCATGGATGAACAGGAATTCATTGAAATGGCAGAGGTATTGCCGCCAAGAGGCAAAAAAGAAGACACAGACGAAGTAGAAGATTAAGTAAAAGAAAAAGGAGAAAATAACAATGAGTAAAATTACAATCACAAATGCAAGCAGAGAGTTAACAGAGGTAGAGCAGTATCTTATGACAATGGATGCAGGAATCACTTCCATGAAGGATGTATTAGACGGCACTTCAATTCCAGTAGATGCTTACCTCGAGTACAAGGATACAAAGAAAGACGGAACAGAAGCAGACTTGCTTTCTATAATCACAGTAGATGGTAAAGTGTATTCAACACAGTCCGCAACTTTCAAGAGTTCCTTAAAGTCAATTCATGAACTGATGCATGGTAAACCGTACGCAATCGTAAAACGTAGCGGAGAAACAAAAGCAGGCAGACCATTTGTTGACTGTGGTCTGGATGTAAACTCAGTAAAATAAGTAAAGTTTTTTTCTTTCCTAAAATATAATGGGTGGGCAGAACGCCTACCCTTTTCAAATCTAAACAATGTTTCACGTGAAACATAATAAAATGTGAGAGGTGTGATAAAATTGAAAAAGAACAAATCAAAGTATAGTCAATACTATAAGCAATATCAGCGAAAAGTATCAGCATTAAGAAAACAGAATATAGAATTACGTGGTGCAAATGTTTATCAAACAGAAACACAGTTGCGTAAATGGGGTATCCAAGGAAGAGACTTAGCAAAGATAACAAGTCAGTTAAAAGCAGATATCAATAACCTCATGAAACAGGAAGCCTATTCAACAGAAACAGGTGAAATATCAACTGTTGGTGCGTTAAAACATGAATTGGCTTCAGAACGCGCCAAGCGTAGTGCAAAGACAAGGAAACGTAATAAGGAATCTGCAAAAGAGTTTTGGACTACAGATAAGCAGTTAACCACACACGATTTAAAAAACACGGTTCATTTAAAACAACCGCAACTTGGCGATATGGCTAATCAAAATTTTATTGATGATTTTTTAGCACGAATAACAACACCTGTCCCTACTGAAATGAGTTACGGTAATAGAAGAAAAAGAGTAAATATTGAAATGGCAGAAGAAGCGCAATCCGCTTTATTATCGCTATATTATAGTACTATAAATAAAGATGGAGAAATAGCTGTAGGGGAGCGTCTTGCAAATAATTGGGATGTAATTAAGTTGCACTTGGAAGTGGTTTTAACTGATTCAAAAGGTGTAAATGTTGCTTCTTCATTGGAAGCCATTGGAGGGATTATCAGTGGTAGAACATTATCTGTTGTAGAACGAGATTCTTTAAATAATGAACAGGAATCTCTATATTCATGGGATATTGAGGATAATACATATGAATAGTAAACGTACAACAAGAACATTTATGTGTGACTTTGAAACTACAGTATATGAGGACCAAGATCATACAGAAGTATGGGCAGTTGCGATTGTAGAACTATTTACAGAAAACGTTACAATCTTGCATCGAATTGAAGATATGTTTACATATTTTCGTGCTTTAGATGCAAATATCATAGCGTTTTTTCATAACCTAAAATTTGATGGCGCTTTTATTCTTGATTATTTACTTGCACAGAAGAAATATCCACAAGCACTCAATAATGATAACGGCGTTTACTCATGGAAAAAGAACAAGGAAATGTTAACTAACGAGGTGCGCTATAGTATATCGGATAAGGGTATGTGGTATTCTATTACACAGAAACTTCCAAACAATAAGTTACTTGAATTTCGTGACTCTTTGAAACTGTTACCGTTCTCCGTTGAAGTGATTGGCAAGTCATTCGCTACGAAGCACAAAAAGCTAGATATGGAATACACAGGCTACAGATACGCAGGGTGTGAGATTACAGAAAAGGAACGAGAGTACATTGCAAATGATGTTCTTGTAGTAAAAGAAGCACTTGAAATCATGCTAGAACAGGGTCACGATAAATCTACGATTGGTTCATGTTGTCTAGAAGAGTTCAAAAAAAGTTATGATAAGATAGATTATGCACAGTTATTCCCTGATATATACAAGATAGAAACAGGAATAACAAAATACCCAACCTTTGGTGATTATATTCGTAAATCATACCGTGGGGGATGGTGTTATCTTGTAAGAGGGAAAGAAAATAAGTTATATTATCATGGAACAACAGCAGACGTTAATAGTCTATATCCATCCATGATGCACTCCGACAGTGGGAACTTCTATCCAGTGGGCAAACCTCATTATTGGAGTGGAAACTTTATTCATGAGCAAGCCTTAAAGAAAGATCCGCAAGGCGACCCAAGATATTTTTTCTTACGTATTCGCACAAGGTTTCACGTGAAGCACGGATACTTGCCGTTCATACAGATAAAAGGCTCACCCCTTTACCGTGGCACAGATATGCTAGAAACAAGTGATGTGTACAGTAAGAAACACGGTAAATATTTTCCATACTACTATGACAGCGGAAACAATAGGCATGAAGCTATCGTGGAAATGGTTGTAACGTGTACAGATTATTATTTAATGTTGGAGCACTACGACTTATATGATTTTGAAATCATAGACGGTGTATGGTTCTATGCAATGAAAGGCATCTATGATGAATACATCAATAAGTACGCGGAGATTAAGAAGAAAAGCAAGGGAGCGCAGCGCACTCTTGCAAAGTTGTTTCTTAATAATCTTTATGGAAAGCAGGCATCATCTAAAGATAGTTCATTCAAGATTGCATACGTGAAAGATGATGAATCACTCGGTTTTATAAGGCAGGAAGAGAACAACAAGAAAGCAGGCTACATACCTTGTGGTTCTGCTATCACATCATACGCAAGAGAGTTCACTATCCGAACCGCTCAGAAGAATTACCATGGTGTGAATGAAAGAGGGTTCATCTATGCGGATACTGATTCTATACACTGTGATTTACTACCTGATGAAATAGTAGGTATAAGAGAGCACCCAACAGAATTCAACTCATGGTCATTAGAGTCGTGTTGGGATATTGCAACTTTTACGAGGCAGAAAACATACATTGAACACGTAACACATGAGAACAGAGAACCAATAGACGAACCGTTCTATGACGTGAAGTGCGCAGGGATGCCTAACAAGTGTAAGAACCTGTTTGTTTTATCTATGCAAGGTAATGCAGATATAAACGGTTATACAGAGTCAAGAACAGGAACACATAAAGAATGGACAGAAGATGAAAAACAGTTCTTATTTAAAGGAGATAAGCCTATTAAACGTGATTTATCAGATTTTAAGATAGGTTTGAAAGTGCCCGATAAGTTACGCCCTAAAAGAATGAGGGGCGGTGTGTTACTCGTTAATACAAGTTATGAAATGAGGTAATAAAAATGAAAGTTAGATTGCAAGACATTGTCAATCAATGTAAGGGGAAAGACTGTTGGAAATGTGAATATAACAATAATATGGACTGTGCTATGGCTATCGGTGGTATTATTCCATCAGCCTATAGTGATTTTGTACATTTATGTGAAAGATATCCGGAACAGGCAAAAGCTTTATATACGAATGAGGAAATTGAAATATGAAAGTAAGATTACAAGATGTTGTTAGATATTGTTTAGATACTCCGTGTGATTGTTGTAATTATTGCAAAAATGGGGATTGTATAGCTAGAATAGATGGTCATATCCCAATGGTATATACGAAATATTGTGAGTTATGCGAGAATTTACCTGAACTAGCAAAAGCATTATACACCAATGAGGAAATAGAACTATGAAAATAAGATTGCAAGATGCTATAAAAAATTGCATTGATAATGGTGCTTGTTGCAGTATATGTAAATATAATAAAGGCGAATGTATTGCTAAAATCGACGGGTATTATCCATTTGAATTAGAAAATTATTACCGTATATGTGGCAATTCACCCGAACTGGCAAAAGCATTATATACGAATGAGGAGATAGAACTATGAAAACAACAGTGAAAGAGCTGATTGATATTTGCACAAGTAGATACGCACAGGGGTGTGTTGACTGCCCCTTTTATGAATACAAATGTTATAAGCCAACTTATCCACATATACCACGGGACGCAAAGAAACACAGAAAATTTAAGAAAGAAAAAGAACTGAATAAAGAAGTCGAATTAAAATTAGATAAATAAGAACATAAAAGGTACAATGCATAAGCAAAGTACCTTTTATTATATCATTGACTATCGGTGAAAACGGTCTAAAGTCTGTTACGACAAGGGAGCAACCCCGACCATAGAAACAGCGGTATCTTTCACCCGTGCGCCCTGTCCCTATGTTTTTCGCTTTCTAGCGATAGATGATACCATTAATAACTAAGTGCTTGCAATACAGTTTCTTTGCATTGTAAGTCTTTAAACCGAAAACAGCCACGTTCAAAGAAGTACCTCATATTAGATAAGAACAAGTCATTGCTCTTTAACATAACATAGTTTATGTTGTGATCGTCTGTTGTAATACTTATTCTATACGGATATGTCTTATCCGCTCTATCGTCACAATAAATAATACCTAAGTCCATATATTCTTTAATAGCGTAGTCTCTACCAAGATACCGAAGTGTAGCAACATAGGTGCATTCTCCAACAGGTTTCTCAATAAATGCATTACTATCATTTAAATAAGTAGCTTGTGCAGAATAAGCCACATAATCATCAGTGATAAAGGCACGATTAAAACCACTTTCTGTCTGCGCTTTACTTGCGCTTTCATTGTACCCTTGCTCTAGCACAAACCCATTACCTCTTAAGAATTTCGTGTCTGATTTAAGTCTGTTTGAAATTTTCATAGCTGTATAATATGGGTTAATTAATGATACTGGATTCGCCATCATATAAACAGGGACATACCGAACCTGTTTACCTTGTCCACGTGCGATAGAGGTGTGTATTGAGATAAACTTTTTCACTTCATTTGAGCAGTAACGGTTTGTTTCACTCTGAAATTCATCAAAAATAAGACAGCTAATATCACTAAACATATGTGAGTTCTTCTTTACGGCATCTGCATTGTTAAGAGCCATGGCATAACCGCAGGATACACCATTCAAAAATAATTCATGAAACTTCCCATGCATCATTGGTTTACTTGACATTTCATATTCAGGAAAAAATAATTCTTTAATATCTTTAAAAAATTTCTCTGCTACACCACTAAGCTCGTAATCGTATCTATATAGTAGACCAAATTTTTCACCTTTTGACAAAAATTTATTAACTACCAATTTGCCAAAGTAAGTTGTTTTACCACCAGTACGGTTACTTGTCACCATGTATATCTCAGGTCTTTTATTGTTTAGGTCTAATAGGCTTAATAGTTTTGTGCCATCATAATAACTCATTTTATCACCTCTTTTATATTATAGCATAAAATAGACAAACTGTCAATTATTAAACACACTGTATTTTAATAGACACAGTGTCTATTATTTATACAAGTGTCTATTAATAAACATAGTGTCTATTATTGACAAACCCCGGTAAATATGCTATAATTAAATAAGAAAGGAAGTGATTAAAGCTATGGATGTAAATGCAGTAACTACAGCAATTTCGACACTTGGTTTTCCTATTGTAATGTGCGGAGCTATGTTTTGGTATATGCTGAAAGAAAAAGATGCGCATAAAGAAGAAATGAATAGTGTAACCGAAGCGTTGAACAATAACACATTGATTCTACAGAAGTTATGTGACAGATTGGATGGTGACAAGGATGGCAACGTATAACGTGCACGGCGGACACTCATTAAAGTGTAGAGGTGTAAGCGATTTACTGGACGAGGTAACAGAAGATAGAGCTGTTAAAAATAAGCTAATCGAACTGTTAAGAGCGAATGGTGATACAGTATATGACTGTACAGATGACTACAGCACAACACAGGACGCAAACTTATCTTCTATTGTTTCCAAGTGCAATGCGCACAATGTTGATTTAGATATTTCAATCCACCTAAACAGTGCAAGAAACGACAGAGTAGGTGACGGAAAATGTGGTGGGGTTGAAGTCTATGGCTACGATGATAGAATCTATGGTACTGCTTACAGAATTGGAGAGAATATCGCAAACACTCTAGGGATAGGGTTTCACGGTGCTCCAGTAAAGTACAATAAAGGGTTGTATGTGCTTAGAAAAACAAGAGCAAAAGCAATTCTTATTGAATGCTGTTTTGTAGACGATAGAGATGATGTTGCTCGTTGGGATTCTACAAAGTGTGCTATGGCTATTGCATCAGCACTTGGGTGTAAAACAAATGCTTCCACTGTGAAACCAACACCGAATGTTTCACGTGAAACATATTTTCCAGTATTCAAGTCAAGCAGCTGTTCCATTGTAGATTGCCTGAAATCAATCGGTGTAGATTCCAGTTATACGTATCGTCAGCGTATCGCAAGTAAAAACGGTATTGCAAACTATAAAGGGTCAGCGCCACAGAATGATAAACTTGTTTCTCTTGGTAAAAAAGGGAGATTGATGAAACCGTAGAAAGGTATGAAATAAATGCCAAGTATTGATACAGCTTATTCGTGGGCAATACAAACTTGTAACGCACCAAATGTTGGGTATTCACAGGCATATAGAAATAGACAGACAGTCGGTGGGATTACTTATTATGACTGTTCTTCATTTATCAATTATGCACTAGTTGCAGGAGGTTTTGAAACGCCTAGTTATGCACCACATCACAACGCTTTTACAACAGCATCAATGATTAACTGCCTATTAGAACTAGGGTTTACAGAAGTAGATGCCCACGGAGAATATAAACCGGGTGACATTGGATGGACAAGCGGACATACAGAAATGTGTTATTTAGGTGGTGACGGCAAAGGTGTTTTCATGGGTGCACATACAGACAATGCACCGTTAGAATACCAAGTAAGTATAGGTAATACAAGTGGAAACACTAACTACCAACGTAGTTTTACAAGGTTATTTCGATATGGTGATGGTGGCGCAACTGGATACGGCTCAAGCATTTATGTAGTATCAGCACTAGCAGGCAATGCTTGGAGAGAGTCGCACATCAATCCAACCTTAGGACAGCAAGGCGGTACAGCCTTTGGTATTTTTCAGTGGGATGGCTCAAGACGTGAAGCGTTATATGTATGGTTAGAAGCGAATGGATATGAACGTACAGACCCTGTTGGGCAAATGAAATACTTAGTTGTGGAAAATGATTGGCAGGGAGAATTTGCAGGGATTACCTCATTACAAGAATTTTTAACAAGCTCAAGCACGAATATCGCACAATTAACAGAAGCATTTGAAACATGTTGGGAGCGTGCAGGAAAGCCTGCGTTACAGGAACGTATTGATTTTGCATATAAAGCATATGATTATATTCAGCAACACGCAAATGATTCAAGCATCACGTCATGGGAAACAGAGCCGAAGTATTACCTATCAGAATCACAGGCACTTAACAACGCTGTGCTGATGTACCGCTTTTATAGTGCCGGTGGCGGTGGTGGCGGGACACCATCTAAAAGAAAGAAAAGCATGCCTGTATGGATGATGATTCGCTATAACTTTTAGAGAGGAGTAAGATTATGGCAGTAAGAACAAGAGATGAAATTTTAGAGACAATTCGTGCTAGAATTGGCGAACAGACGGATGATGAAACGATTTCATTTTTGGAAGATGTTACAGACACGTTAACAGACTTTGAAACACGTGCAAACAATGATGAAGACTGGGAACAGCGTTATAAAGATAATGACGCTGAATGGCGGAAGAAATACACAGAAAGATTTTTCAGTGGCAAGCCATCTGAACCACCGGAACAAAAACCAAAAGAGGAAGAAACAAATCCGAAAAATTTTGAAGATTTATTTAAGTAAAGGAGAAATATTATGGCAAAAAGAATTGCAGTAAGCACACTTAATGCGTCAACAATTGACATTATGAATGTTATTAGACAGAACGCATCATATGACTATCAGCAGAGTGTCCCTGAAGTTGCAACAACAGAAGATATACCTAAAGTGGGGGAGATTATCTATGGGACTCCTGCATTTGCTAACCAGTTTTTAAATGCACTTATTAACCGTATTGCTACAGTACGTATGCAGAGTGCAACATTTAATAACCCTTATTCACAGCTCAAGAAAGGTTATATTGAATTCGGTGAAACTGTAGAAGATATTTTTGTATCTATCGCAAACGCAGTTGAATTTTCAGCAGAAAAAGCAAGCGCAAGAGAATTTAAAAGAACATTCCCGGATGTACGTTCCGCTTTCCACACAATGAACTGGCGAGTGATGTACCCAGTAACAATTCAAGATGAAGATTTAAAACAGGCGTTTTTATCCATGGATGGAGTACAGTCACTTATTGCTAAGATTGTAGACAGCGTATATACAGCAGCCGAGTATGATGAATTCCTGCTCTTTAAGTACTTGCTTATTAAGGCTATCGCGCATGGTCAGATGAAACCGAAAACAATCGGCGACGGAACAGACTTGAAAGAAGGAGCTGTTCAGTTTAGAGCCACATCTAACTTATTGCCATTTATCAGTGCAGATAATAATATTGCAGGCGTTAAAACAAACACACCGAAAGAAAGACAGGTTATCTTCATGGATGCTACTTTCAACGCTCAGTTTGATGTAAATGTTCTTGCGAGTGCGTTTAACATGGAAAAGGCTGATTTCATGGGAAGACTACATATCATTGATGATTGGACAAGCTTTGACAACGACAGATTTGAAGTTATTCGTGCGAATTCAACAGGTATTGAAGAAGTGACGGCAGAAGAACTTGCATTGCTTGCAAATGTAAAAGCGGTTATCTGTGATGAGAATTGGTTCCAGGTTTATGATAACAACAACAAGTTCACAGAAAAATATGTGGCAAGTGGACTGTACTGGAATTACTTCTATCATACATGGAAAACAGTTTCAAGCTCACCTTTTGCAAACGCAGTTGTATTTGTAACAAGTGGTGCAAACGTTGAAGCGCCGGCAACAATCACAGTACATGTTGACACAAAAGATGAAGCAGATTACGCGACAGTATTTGCACTGTCTCCAAAATTTGAGAATGCAGGACTTGAAGCACAGAATGTGAACTTCATTCAGACAGAAGCAATGACAAGTACCGGAATTGCAATGCAGAAATATGGTGTGCTTATGATTCCGAAGTCACAGCTTGCTACAGAGATTGCACTTGAAGCAGAAATTAATGGTGTTAAGTACAAAGCAACTGAAACAAAAGTAACAGGAGCAACTACAGTTGACACAGCTATTGTATTAACTAAGCAGGGTTAATATTCAAGAATAGAGTACTGCTAAGTCAGTGCTCTATTTTTTAATAAAAAGGAGAAAAAATGTATATCAATCCAAATTCTGATATAAAATTACTGCATAACGTACCACTTGATAACACATATGAGCATACAATATATTTTAATACTGATACAGAACAATACAATTACTTTTCAAAATACGTGAAAAAAAGCTTTAGCAACCAATCCTATTTAAGGGTGAATAAAGGCGTGGCAAGAATGGATGTAAAGGCAGACGATATTTATGACTGTAATTATATGATGTTTAGAAACACAGCTTATGGTAGTAAATGGTTTTATGCTTTTATTACAAGTATTGAGTATGTAAATGATAATTGCACAAACGTTACTTTTGAAATTGATGTTATGCAGACGTGGTTTTTTGTTCATAATGTTGATAAGTGCTTTGTAGAGAGAGAACATCCAGTATCAGACCAAATAGGTGAGCATTATGAACCTGAAAACGTTGATACTGGTGAATATGTGTTTAATGACTACAGAAATCTTGACCCATCATTATTACCAATGGCTGTGGTTGTTATGGTTAGTGATGCGTCTGAATCACCTGACGGTGAGCTATATAACGGTATATACGGTGGTTGCACACTTTACGCTTTTAATTCGACAGATAGTGAAACTATAACAACTTTTTTATCACATTATGACCAAGCACCCGAAGCAATAGTATCAATATATATGCTACCAACAATATGCATAGAGCAATCACTTAAAGATGGTGAAAAGACACGTTTATATAAATCAGATGTGTGTAAATTTAGAACAGTTACAGCTCAAACACTAACTGAAAGTACCTTCATAGACGGTTATACACCTAAGTGTAAAAAGCTATACACATACCCATATAATTTTTATTGTGTAAACACAGGTTCTCAAAGTGCTGTTTATAGGTATGAACTATTTGAAGATTTACTCCCACAATTTAGAATTGATACTCCAGTAACATACCCTGTTCAAATTCGCATGAGACCTATGTACTATAAAGGTTGTAAAGATACGCCGCTTAATTCTGAAGGAATCACATTAACAAATTATCCGTTATGCAGTTGGCGCACAGATGCTTTTAGAGCATGGCTAGCACAAAACAGCCTGCCTATTGCAACCACAGCAATTTCAAGTGGTTTAAGTATTGGACTAGGCGCTTCCGGTATGATTCCGTTAAGTGATACAAAAAATAACATGAATCGTGCAGGTAATTTATTAATGCAAGGATACCAAGCTAGCATTAAAGCGGATATAACTAGAGGAAACATATACAGTGGTTCTGTCGAGATATCCAGTAAAAGTAAAGGTTTTTACGGCGGTAGATGCAGTATCACAAGTGAATACGCTAAAATGATTGATGATTATTTTAATATGTATGGTTACGCGGTTAAAAGAGTAAAACACCCAAACTTTAGCAGTCGACCGCATTGGAACTATGTGAAAACGGTTGGGTGTTGCTTGACAGGAAGTGTACCTGCGGATGATATGAAAAAACTGTGTAGTATTTATGACAATGGTATCACATTTTGGAAAAATGGTGATGAAATCGGTGATTATTCGTTAGATAACAGTCCAGTATAAAGAGAGGTGAGAACAGTGGGGAGAAGAAAAAGAACAAACTTTGAAGATAGCGCAGCTACAAATACTTTAACGTATATGCAATATTTAAGACGGCTGATGGAGTTGTCAATGTCTATGTTTGAGTGGAAAAATTTGCCGAGTACAGTAGACCCTCGTTATATTGAGTTAAGATTATTTGAAACTGGTAGCGTTGTATTCTTTAAAGATGATGTACTAGGCGAGCTATGTCTTGACTGTATTCAGCAAGGTAATTTTGATGTATACGGTAACCCTATTACAAGGCGTGCTTATTCCTGTTATAACAATTATCAAAAAGTTCTAAATGATAAAGACAGTGTTATCATATGGAATAACTATCTGAGAACCAACAGTGTCACAGATATCCAGTTATATGCTAAAAGGTTATGGGACTTAGACAGGAGTGTTGATGTTAACGCAAAAGCGCAAAAAACACCTATTCTGATTCAATGCAATGAAAAACAAAAACTTTCAATGAAGAATCTGTATATGCAGTATGACGGTAATACGCCTGTTATCTTTGCTGATAATAATATTGATATAAATGGTGTTAAGGTAATAAGTACTCAAGCTCCCTATGTTGCTGATAAGCTATATCAATTAAAAAATCAGATCTGGAATGAAGCATTGACTTATCTTGGTATCAGTAACTTGAACATTAACAAGCAAGAAAGACTTATCACAGACGAGGTGTCAAGTTCACAAGGTAGTACAATAAGTTCAAGATATAGTAGGCTTGAGTGCAGAAAACAGGCTGTTGAGAAAATTAATGAAATGTTCGGGTTGAATATTGAAGTTGATTACAGAAAAGATTATCAAGACATTGATTTAGATATACCAAGTGATGATACGATGGGCGGTGATGCTAGTGAGTAAATACACAACAGAAGTGCGTTTTATATGCGAGAGTAAGAGTGGGTTGGCTGAAAGTAAAGGGTGCGACAACGTGGATGAGATGCTTGAAAAGAGTTGGAACAAAATTTTTACAACTAACTGTACTTTCTTTGATGAAACATACCGAAGTGTTTTATGCAAGAAGATTTTAAAGCATTACTATTTAAGAGAGATTTGCTCGGAAACTGTAGGCATATGGAAACTGTGGATGAACACAAAACTTGAAGAAATCATGCCGTATTACAATCAGCTTTACAAAAGTGCGTTACTTGAGTTTGACCCTTTAAAAGATTACAGTGTTGAAAGAACACATAAAAGGACTGGTATAGATGGGAAAACAAGTAGTACTGATGTGAGTGAAAATAGTAGCGGAAGTTCAAGTAATAATGTTACTGATAGAGAGCTGTATAGTGATACACCGCAGGGTGGGTTGGATGGTCTTGAAAGTGAAAATTACTTGACAAGTGCTAGAAAGAATACTAGCGAGGGAAGTTCTAACAGCAGTGTAACAAGTAATAGTGGAACTGATTATACGGAAAGTGTTAATAGCACGGAAGATTACACAGAGAAAGTAGCAGGTAAGGTTGGTGGAAGTAGCTACAGTAAAATGTTGAGTGAGTTTAGGGAAACTATGCTAAATATTGACATGAAAGTTATTAATGAATTCGAAGAGCTGTTTTTTGGGCTATGGTAATGAAAGGAGATAAAAGTTATGAGCACAAGAGATATTGTTAAAAAAGACCCAGCTGATTTTACACCTACTTTGGGAAATTATAAGGACTTACAACCGTTTCGGTTTTGGTGTCAAAAGGTGTTGCCACTGGTGTATGATGATAGTCTGAGTTATTATGAGTTGTTGTGTAAAGTGGTTGATTATCTGAATAAGACCATGGAAGATGTGGATGTACTTGAGGGTGATGTAACTGGTCTGCATGAAGCGTATAAGAAGTTGCAGGGTTATGTTAATGACTACTTTAGTACACTTGATGTGCAAGAGGAAATTAATAATAAACTGGATACTATGGCTTCAAGTGGTGAATTAACCAAATTAATTGAACCTTTACTACCTAATTTGATAGCTGATTGGTTATCTAAAAATATCACACCAACAACACCTATTATTGATAAAACGCTAACAATTAGTGGTGCAGGCGCTGACGCTAAAATCGTAGGTGACAAATTTAACTCAGCTTTATTATCGTTCGGTATATACGATGGTACAACACCCTTATCAGAACTAAAACCGGGTTGGTATCCTGTTATTAACTCTACACCTAAAACAAATTTGCCACCTGACAGTGTTTTTGGTTTGCTTATTGTTTATCCACATACAAACGGTGTAACTAATAACTATTTTATCTATTTAGATGCTAGCACTAAAACTAATTACATTAAAGTAGACGAAAATAATTGGACTACACTAAGTAATTACATTTCAAATAAATTCAATGGTAAAACTATAATAACATACGGTGATAGCATTACACACGCTAACAACTGGCAACCGTATTTAAACCGTGAATTGCATTGTAGCACAGAAAACTATGGTATTGACGGTACTAAAATAAGCGGTAATACTGAAACAAGCATGTGTAATATAGCAAGAATTAACACACTACCTGATTTATCATATCTAATTATAATGGGTGGGATGAACGATTGGGCACAAAATGTTGCTATAGATGGGGACGAAAAAGATGTAACTAATTTCACTGGTGGATGCCATGCTATGTTTAAAAATATCATTAATAAATATCCATCTGCGTGTATTTACTGTGTTGGTACAAGTTTTGGCTATATGGAAAGTTTTACTGAAAAAACTAAAAACAATATAGGTTTAACAACATTAGACTATTCTAAAAAATTATGTGAAATTGCTAGCATGTACGGAATACCGACTATTAGCTCGTATGAAAACATGGGTGTATGTGATATTAATAAAACATTATTCCTAAAAAATGATGACGGTGTTTACATCCATCCGAATGGTAATGGAGCTAAAAGATTAGCTAACGTCATTATAAGTCTTTTAACAGATAATAAATATATTTAATTATGCATAACAGCATTTATTGTATAGTGAAGATTCTGCAATAAATGCTGTTTCCTCTCCTGCCAGATTTGATTTTATGGAAAATCCCTCTTTCTTTAATGTCTGCTGAAGTAATTCAGAAGATTTATATTCTTGAAATCTCGGCTCCGCATACTCCCAGATTTTA